ACCCTGAGATATGTGCCGCCTGCCCTAACAAGGGTAAGATATCCACACCTGCTATGCTCACGAAAGAGATACGGGCAGCGGCTCCAGAGGATAACTTTGTAACGGATACGACCAAGAGCATCCCTAAACTGCACGAAATACCGACATTCCCTAGCCCGTATTTCCGAGGCCAGAACGGGGGCGTGTATCTGCGTGGGCGTAACGCCGATGGTGATCCAGAAGAAGTATGCGTGTATCACTATGACTTTTACGTGACGCGCCGATTGCACGATGTAGAGCAGGGGGAAGTGGTAGCCTTTGCACTTCATCTGCCAAAGGACGGGGTACGTGAGTTTACCATACCCCTGACTGCCGTCACCTCAAAAGAAGACTTCCGTAAAAACATGGCTATGAAAGGTATAACTGCCTACGGGGTAGAGATAGATAAACTGATGAGATACACAGCCGCATGGATAAACGAGCTACAGCAAACCACCGTCGCTAGTGAAGCGCACCAACAATTTGGTTGGACGGGTGACGGAGAGATGACTGGGTTTGTGTTAGGTGATAGGCTGATAACCGCGCATGACGTGGAGTATAACCCACCCTCTGCCAAGACTTCAGGTTTTATTGACGCGTTTAATCCTAAAGGCTCAGAAGAACGTAACCGTGAAATCCTACACTTCTTTGGTGCTGAAGGTTTGGAACTTCACCAGTTTACTATCCTTGGTGGTTTCGCATCTGTGCTTATGCCCCTTACAGGTCTGAATAGTCTTGGCGTACATTTGCAGGGCGGAAGTGGGATTGGTAAAACAACGGCTCTGTACTGCAATATGTCTGTGTGGGGTGACCCACACTACCTGACACTGGGCGAGGAAGACACGGCTAACTCGCGGATGAACCGTGGTGAGGTCATGCACAATCTACCGCTAAACACTGACGAGATGACAAACATGACGGGTTTGGAAGTCTCACGGTATGCCTATAAGCTGTCAGAGGGTAAGCAGAAGAACCGGCTGGCTGGCGGCGGTAACATGGAGCGTGTACGTGGCAGGCCATGGAAACTACTGGCGTTCTCCACAGGTAACGAGAGTTGCTACGAGCAGATGATGATGGTGAAGGGCGCACCGAAAGCCGAGATGCAGCGTATGCTAGAACTAGCGGTAGACCCTAACCTAAAAGCAGTAGTCGATAAAGATAAGACAGATCGTCTATTCCAAGACATTCAAGAAAACTACGGGCACTTTGCTGTGCAGTACGTGCAGTATATAATCCAGAACAGCGTAGACTTAGAGCGCCAGTTTAGAGAGATAAAAGCGGAGCTAGATAAGCAAGCGGGGCTTACAGCAGTGAACCGTTTCTGGTCTGGTGGTTGCGCAGTTATCCTACTTGCCTCAATAATCTCGCGTCGTCTGGGTATGACAAACTACAGCACAAGTAGGTTGTTTAACTGGGTTGTAGAGGAACTACGCAAGGTCAAGGCGTTAGTTGACGATACTGGTCCATCTGTGCAGGCGGTACTAACCGAGTTTGCAACGGAGAACTGGAGCAATATCCTCAAGATCAAAAGCACGGAAACCGCACGAACTGTGGATGGTGTAGCTCCTATGGTTATACCAGAACAGAACCCACGCAACTCGCTTGTCGCTAGGCTCGAAACAGACACGAGCATGTTCTACATTGTACCGAAAGCGTTGCGCACACACCTTGGGCTTCAGCACCTAAACTACAATAGCACTGTGGATGCGATGGTGAAGCAGTTAGGGGCAAAGCGGGTGAAGATGCGGTTGAGCAAAGGCACAAGTTTAAATCTACCACCCATATGGGTCATTGCTGTCAAGTTGGAGGGTATTACAGATGCTTCAGAATCCGCTCAAGGTTGATGATCTAAACCCTGATGGCGTTAAGATTATAGTAGACTGGGGTCACATGGTTGTAGGTGCCTCAGTCTTTCTACCCTGTATAGATACCGAGAAAACCAAACAACAGATGACAAAAATTGCAGAGTTAAAGTCATGGCAGGTAGAGATGCGCGTCCGAATAGAGGACGAAATGTTTGGGGTTCGCATTTGGAGAACTGTGTGATACCTTACCTGTGACAGGTCTGGACATGCTTGTCGTTCTCCTTACTATAGCCCCCGCCTTACCAGCGGGGGTTTTTTACTGCCCCCAATCAGCGCGTAGGTCGTCTATTTTATCCTTGTATGTTGAACTGATAGATACGCCATTGTACTTGCGCATTTTTTCAGTTGTTTTTCTATGTTGTTTTAAAGAGCGTGCTTCTGCTTCAGGAGTTATTTCTGCTTCTGGGTGTCTGGCATTAAACTTTTCAATCTCACGCCGTGCGGCTTCCTCGCTGTCGGGATCGTCTTGCTGCTGCGCAATGTAAAGTTTCTTAGTTAAAGCGGAACGTTTTTTGTTAACCGCGATATCAATACCTTTACTACTACGGTTCTGTTCTTGGCGGAATGTGTATTCAGAAGGTGGGAAACCAAACGCCTGCGCAAACAATTCTCCAGCAGTCATGTCGTCATAGATAGGGTCACCACGTCTGGTGAATATACCACCCTCCTGTGCGTACCTACCGAAGGTAGATTTGTAGGCGTTAGCGACTCCTGCAGGTAGTATGTTCTCTACACCACGCAGGAACTCACCATTAAAAAGGTCTTTCGTTCCACGGTATAGTCTGTTTGTGATACTGAGCGCAGGACCACCTGCGTAGAACCCGATTGTTTCTTCTAAGGATGGCTCACTGTTAAAACGGTTTTCTTGGACGAGCAGTCCAGTAAGAGCCATGCGACCAGCTACATCTACACCTGAGAACTTCGTAACCGCTCCTTTGTACCAACCCTCGCCAATGTAGGTACGTACGATTGTATCAAAGTCTTCGTCGTCTTCACCTGCAAATAACGCGTTATACATAAGACGTACTGCGCCATACAGAGGCACACCTTGCACACCTGCAAAAAACACCGCCGCACCGTGCATACCTATAAGCTGTTTCCACGCAGCGCGGCGTTCTGGAGAACCTTCGGGACCAAACAGTCTACCTTGGTCACTATCGAACGCAACTTTGGCTGTCTGGAACATGGTGTGATACATACGCAGTCCATAACTCTTGTACATGAACGCGACCCGACCAACACCTTGACGTGCCCACTTTGGGGCAGTTTCTAAAAACGTACCGCCGTTGGTTTGTTGTGTATCGTAAATAGCTTCTTTTACCGCTTTTTCAATTTGCGCTTCTGTTGCTGTGTTAGGTTTATCGTTGGTCTCTTTGTTTAATGCGAGATCAAACGAAGCCATTAGAGTTACTTGTCGGTTTAGCTGCTCTGCGTGGTTAAAAAGAAAAGCGGAGAAAACAGATATATTGTCTAAGGCGTTACCAATTCTATTGCCCTTCTTAACACGTCCCGCTTCGTTCAGGCCCATGGCTTCTGCGATATATCCCTGTCCAAGTAGTCCACGATTTGAAGCAGTTTGCACCAACAGGGCCATGCGTTTAAGTTCTGCAGCTTTACCCTCGGGCAATTTTAAATTTGTCTTTAATGTGAACTCACCGCTGTCTGAGATATCATACATCTCACGGATGGAGTTGACCTTTCCACCTCGTTTCCCACTGTATAACGTATTACCGTAGGCTTTTGCGAGGGCGGCTCTAGTTTTAGGTATTGTAAAAGCGCCTCCGTATCCACTGTCGTATTTACCAGCTAAGTAGGGTGTCACGAAAAGTGGAATTTGTGATAGGTTAACTATAGCAGAGGAAGCGTTAAACCCGATAGTATATACAAACGCAGTCTGGTTAAGTCTCCGTGCTATTGCTTCTATGTCTCCAGATTTAGCGCCTGCACGGGCAAATGCGGCACGATCAAGCAATTCAGCTTTTACAGTATCAAAAGAAGCTGTAACAGCTTTTGCGCCTCTACCTACTAAACTAGCTGCATCAGGTATGTCTTTTGGTTTGCCCCATAAATCTTTATCGTTAAGTTCAGCCTCAAACTGTCGTAACTTAGCGCCGTACTCTAGCTTTGCTGTCTGGCTTGCAAGGCTGTAACCCTTTGTTTTTAACGCTAGGATAGAGTCCTGCATATAACCGGGGTAACCTTTTCGTTTTTGCAACGACTTGGCAAAAGATGTTTCAGGCAGAGCCTTAACGTACAACTGCATTATCTGGTCTTTAATCTCTGTAGGTAACGCATTCCCGTCTTTGTCTTTGGCTTTGTCTAAAATTCCAATAGTTTCAGCCGCGAACCCTGCGTCTGCGGAATTTCTAAACGTGGCTGCGGTTACTCCTGCGTCAGACGGTTCTACATCTTTATACCTGCTATCTGCTTCTATTATACGCTGCGCATCGTTTCTTTCCGCTGCAGTAGTAAAGGTTTGAACGATTGTACCTCTACGCTTGCCCTCCAGATCAGGGTCTTTAGCGTTATATTTAAGTACGTAGTCGCCTTCGCGCATCAGTGGAAAGTATACATCTAACGTGCTACGATCAAAAAGCTGAGAAAAGATTTTATTCTTTAGCTGCCTAGCTTCAGGAGAATCTGCCATCACACTATCAATCTGACCCATGACGATTTTACGCAGTTTGTCATACTGGTTCCTGTAAGTGTCTCGCATATCCTCAAAGGCTTTTCTACCCTCGGGACCAAATTCTTTGGAAGTCCAAAGTTTACGCAGCGTGTCATATACTTCTAGTAAGTTGTTACCATCAGCGTCAAACTTAGCTTCACCCTTCTTGGTCATGTAGGCGTTGCGTTCTTTTGTAGGGTCTACTTGGTAGATAGTGGCACCGTAGTCTGTGTTGTATATGATGTCATTTAACGTCTCTATGCGCTTCTGCACTTGCTCTTGAGTGCCTTGATTTAAAGTCTTTAGTATAGATTCAATTCGTTTTTCAGTAACGGCATCAGCCGTTTGTACGGCTCCACGTTGATTGGTAACTATGTCATCAAGACGCCTACCCATGTCTCCTAGTCCAACAGATTCGGCAACATCAGCTAAACCTTGCATGTCGGTAAGTCCCAATAGAAGCCTTTTAGCTTTAGCACTAAACCCTTCGTTGAGCATGTCTCGTGCATCGTAGCCCCATTGTTTACGACTACCTTTGCTTACAGATTTTTGAGTATTGTCAATAACAGTAGACATAAATTTCTTAACGCCCTCTGAGGTGGACATCATAGCCATTTGATTAGCGTTACGGTACTTCGGTGCAGGTGCTAACAGACCATCTACGAAGCTATCTACCTCTTGCAGTAGAGTGATGTTACGCGATTTAACAAACGGCAGGTAACGGCTCAAGACGTTGTTCATAATATTAAAGTAGCGTTGTAACGCAGTAACTTCTTCGCCTTTGATGTTTATGCCAGCAAGTTCGGCGCGGAAGAATTGGTTGCTCTGTGCTTCTGCTAAAAACTCGTCAACGTTCGTTGCCCCGTATGATGTGCCTAGATATTCTTTTACATCGTTAAATAGTTTGTTGAACTGTTGACCTGCACTGCTTTTTGGGTTGGCTATATCAGCACTTGTTACAGCGTGGCTCATCTCGTGCATTAACGTGTGCATGTTGATACCAGCATCTTGGTC